CTTCAGGAATAAACTCAACATTTATAGATAAGTATAATAAAGTTCCTGATAAAGACATAGAATCTTTGTATGAGCAAGAGTTTGGAATAAAATTAGTAATAGTAAAATAAATAAAATGATATTTACAATAGGATTTATACTAGGAATAGTAGTAACAATAATAATTTCAAAAAAAGATAATAAATAAAAAAGATATGAAAGCAGCAAGTAGTAAATTTGAATCACTTATGCGAGAGCTAGGTGTAACTAAAAAAGAGTTTAGCGAGATTACAGGAGTTAAGGGAACAACTGTAACCAAGTATTTAGCAAACCCAAGTATGTTAAGATTAAAGCACATACAATGTTTGTCAGAAAAACCTAAGATTAATGAAAAGCACGACTTAAATAGTCTTATAGAAACAATACAATATGACAATTAAAGAATTACAATATAAAAAATATCAATCACTAAGAGATGCGGTGTGTACTGTTTACGGTATAACACTAGAGCAATTAGAAGGTAATATAAGAAAAGCACCGATAGTTGCAGCAAAAAGAATGTTTTTTTATTTTTTACGAAGGCACTACTTTTTACCTTATCAAAAAATATCAAGTATCTTTGAAATGAATCACGCAACAGTTATACATCATTGCAGGACAATGAAAGGATATATGGATTATGACAAAGAAATAATACTTGATTATATTAGAGTTAGAGATTTAGTGTTCGAGCAAAATAGCTTTGTAACATTAAAAGATGAACTTGATGTGTTAGAAAAAGAAGCATTAGTATTAAACGATAGAATAGAAAAAATTAAAACTGAAATTAATTATTTAACTGAATTAGAAAATGGAAATTAAAGGAACTTTAGAAGCGATTTTTGAAACAAAAGAGTTCAAAAGCGGATTTAAGAAAAGAGAATTTGTGATAAACACAGGTGGGGATTACCCTCAGTCAATCAAAATGGAAGTCGTAAAAGACAACATTGACAAGCTAGACACATTGGCTATTGGTAGTGATGTAGATTGTAAGATTGATATTAGAGGTCGTCTGTACGAAGGTAACTATTACAATAACATAATTGCTTGGGCAATAGATGGAAGTGGTGCTAAACCATCTAAGAAGGCAGAAGTAAAAGAAGAATCAGACTTACCCTTTTAAGGTAGTCAGATTAATAAAAGTATTTGATTGTGAAATCGGAAACTAAAAGAAAGAACGTAAAGAGGGTAGATAGCTTGTTAGCCAAGAACGCTGCCCTCAACGCTTCTCTCGGTATGGATAGCACTAAATCCGAGATAGAGGTCGTTAGAAAAGATATAAGAGTAAACATTAAAAAAATTAAAGATATGTGCGAATACACATACAACATTATTAATGTAGATGACAACCATAAAACAGTACATTGATGAAGTTTGAAACTGCTATTGATTTAAAAAAACAAGAGAGAGCTGCTAGGCATTTTTGTAATAAATATGACTATTCCTATGCTTGTTCAGGAGAGTGGAGTAAAATAGATTATCAAATATTTGGAGTTGACACCAATCTCGTTTGCGGTTTTGAGGTAAAGGGGTGTAGGAATCAAAAGATAGGCGATAAAGAAAAGGTATTGGTTTCTATGCGTAAGATTGTAGATGCTCAGGAGTATCAGGTAAAAAACAATAAGCCTGTTGTTATGTGTTGGTGCTTTGATGATGGCATATTATTTAATAGATTAAATAATTTAGAGGGTACTTTTAAGCTAGGCGGTAGGAATCCAAGAGAAGGTTCTACATTCGATGTAGAGATGTTAGTTTATGTAGAACAAAAAAAACTTAATAAAATTTTGTTTTAGTTAAAAAAGTTATTTACCTTTGTCCTAATATTAACAATTAACAATTATCAAAATGGCAAAAAGAATGACAGATACGGACAAGTGGAAGAAGCGATTTGTTCGTGAATTAAAACCTCAACATAAGCTACTATGGTTCTACATATTAGACGACTGCAATCACGCAGGAATATGGGAGGTGGATTTAGAGGTAGCTTCTATTAGAGTAGGTTTTGACTTATCACACGACAACCTGCCATCATCATTTGGCGAAAAAGTAATATCGTTTGACAATGGCGATAAGTGGTTTATTCCTGACTTTATTGAGTATCAGTATGGAGAGTTAAATCAAAATTCAAACGTACATAAATCTGTAATTAACCTATTAAACAAATATAATCTTGAAGGGTATCTGAAGGGTTCACAAGGGGTACAAACTACCCTTATAGATAAAGATAAGGATAAAGATATAGTTATAGTTAAAGATAAGGTTAGGGCTAAAAGATTTGTAAAACCAAATGTTGAAGATGTTATTGATTACTGCAACGAAAGAAACAACAATGTTGATGCAGAAAAGTTTTACGATTACTATTCTTCTAACGGTTGGAAAGTAGGTAAAAATTCAATGAAAGATTGGAAAGCATCTGTAAGAACTTGGGAGAAAAACTCTGATGATAATAAAAAAGTATCACAACCAAAACAAGTATTAACAGCTTGGCAACAAGCAAGAACACAAATAAACAATGGATAAAGAAAAATACATACAAAATAGAATAGACAAAGCAACTAATCCTATTTTAAAAGGAATGTGGAAAAACGCATTAATGAACAGTAAAAACCGCAGAAAAAAGGTAACTTGGGATTTATATTATCTTTATATGGGTTTTACTTGCAATACAAATAAAGATAAAAGATTAATAGAAGCTAGAAGAAGGATGCACAATGGATAAGAAGAAACAAGTTTGGTTCAGATACACTAACGATAGGGAGGGTCTAAACGTAGATTGCGTAGATTTATTAAGCAAATGTTATTTGATGCTAGGTCAAAAGCCTGATGCTGAACAGATTGTACTAATGAGTAAGTTCTTAGTAGATGACTTAGCAAAGGGGTATGGCTCACTACAAATGGATGAGGTTAACTTTGCGTTTGAGCAAGGGGTAAGACACTCTGAAAATGGTGGCTTTGTTAATGTTCGTAATTGGAATATATGGCTTAAAGAATATAAAAGCAAAGCACAATTAAAGCGACAGCAAAATCTTGTAACAGATTACGATAACTACAAACAGGGGGAGAAGCTAATTAGTTCAACAATAAATAAAGCAAAAAAATTAAAATGAAATCATTATATATTTTATTAACATTTATAGCTTTGATAGTTACATTATTTCTTCTTTGGTTTGAGTATAGAAAAGATGTAAGATATGAAAAACAAAAAAAATGGCTGAACAAGAAATAATAATTTTTATTGTGTCTTTGGTTTTTTCTATTTTATATCTTATATTTGCTCAAAACAGAAAGAATGGCAGAGAAAAGTGGTAATACTGAAGAAAAAGTACAGATAGCGATAGTCAATTATCTTAGGCTACAATACCCCGATGCTATATTTACGGGTACTATGGGGGGTCAGTTCCAAAGGCATTACTCTCAGAGAATGAAAGCAAAACGTACAGGCTATTTAAAAGGCGTTAGCGACCTGTTAATCTTTGAACCTAACGATAAGTATTTCGGATTGTTTATAGAGCTTAAAAAGGATAAGAAGTCTTACCCATCTAAAGAACAGAAAGTTTTTATATTAGGAGCTTTGGATAGAGGGTACTATGCAGTATGCTGCAAGGGGTTCGACCATTGTAAAGAAATTATAGATAAATATTTTAACAACGAATTGTAGTTTTATTAATTAATAAAAGATTACAATAAATCATAAACAACAATATGGAAAAGAGTAAATATTATTACGATTTTAAAAGAAATTTAGATTGTGAAGAAAATTGTTTTTGCGAAAAAAATAAAAAAGAAATTTTAATTTGCAAAAAACTTAGTGAAACTGCTGCTGAAACTGCTGCTGAAACTGCTGAGGTCTGTGAAACTGCTGAAACTGCTGAAACTGCTGAAACTGCTGACCCTTTTGGTTTTAACGATAGTATGCCCTCAGCTCAGGATATGGGAATCCCTAGCTACTATATCGGAAGAAATGGATATGAAGCACGAAAAGTCGTTGCTAATTTCGACCTATCGTATAATATAGGCACAGCAACGACATACCTCTTACGTTGTGGTAAGAAGAAAGAAAATGGAATGAGCAACAAAGATAAACATATTGAAGACATAAACAAGGCAATCAATCATTTAAAATTTGAAATAAGCAAATTACAGGATGAAAAATAATTCTGAAATAATAAAAGAACTGCAATTAATTTGCGATTATATTGAAAATAACAATGTTTATGGCTTTAATTCTAAAAAAGGAATAGACATATTTATATATATAAAAGAACGAATAAAAAAATTAAAAGATGAGCATTAATATATACGACAGAAAAGATATGAGAGGGGGAGGGTATGCGAAAAGAAAGTTTACATTAGAAGAAGCTGAAGAAATAAGAAAGGAATATAAGCAAGGGGGTATAAGTCAGAATCAATTAGCCCGTAAATATGAGGTTTCTCAACCCATTATTAATATGTTATTGAAAGGAAAAACATATATCAAATAATTTTTTTACATTTTTTTTACTCTAGTAAGCTAAAGTTTTTTAATTCTTTTTTAAAAAAGTTGTTGTTTATTTAAAAATTAGTTGTATGTTTGCAATGAAATTATTAATCAAAACAACAAAACAATGATAACAGAAAACAACAAACTAATAGCAGAATTTATGGGTGGCTATACTCCTTATGAAAGGTTTGGAGATAGTACAGAGTATTATTACAGAGGACATTATGTTACTTTAGAAAATATGAAATTTCAAACCTCTTGGGATTGGCTTATACCTGTAATTCAAAAAGTAAATGAAGTATCGGGATATAATGATTACAACACCGATAGATTACATATTCAGAGAGTGTTAGATGATTGTATTAACGAAAACGCAGTAGGTATAGATGAAGTACACAAAGCAGTAGTAGAGTTTATTAACCAAAACAATAAAAACAATGAGTAGAAGTTACGACCAATGGAAATTAGAAGCACCCGAATACAGCGATGATGTTACATCTTGCTGTGGTGCAGAAAAACATAGCGCAATGATAGATGATGAATTAGTATCAGTATGTGCGGAATGTGATGGAGCATATCCTGATATG